AAAGTATTTATAAATAGTTTAACTTGTAGTTGACTTTTTTACAGTACCTTCTTTGAGTTTTCTTTGATATTGTTCACATCTAGGATCCCATAAAGCAGGATTACGCTTGCCTTTTACTGCTTCGATGATGTCTAGCATCTCGTCTGTGATTTCTGTCATTTTTTCTTGGATTTCTTTCTAAGTATATCAGCATCTGCTTTTCTTGCCCCTCCTCTACCACTGATAAAACTGTTTACTCTGCCCATGGCCCATGCAGCCATTGGTACGTTACGAGATCCAGAGGATAAATATGCTCCTTGTCCTCTGCGATACACTTGAGCAAGCTGTCCATAAGTAAAACGGCTTTTATCTGCCTTTTTTCTTAATGTTTCTTTTGTTTTTTCGCTTAGTGGCTTTCTTTTTGGTTTCATCTTGGGCAGATCGTGACTTGTTAATGGCTTTTATATCAATATATTCGCCTCTTTTGTACTTTTCAGCTGTTTCTTTAATTTCTTTTGCTTTTGCACTACGATTTCGAGCACCTGTAAGATATTTACTCGGCACTCCCGTCTTTTTGTCACGTTTTACCCGTCTAAACTGTCTCACTTTTTCTTAGTCTTTTTCTTCTTTTTTTTCTTTTTCTTCATTGTAGAGTGATACATGATAAGAATTAGGTAGTTCTTAATATATTCTAAACGCAGTTTGCCCTAATGTCTCTGGTTTTGCCAAATTAAATTG